AGAACCATGCATTGTGTCGGTCAGATAGTGGTTAATGGTGTAACCCTCTGGAATCGAACCATTGTTCTTAATTGCGTTGATGTCGTTGTCGTTGGTACCAACACGGAGTTCGGTTTCTAGCAAACGAGTTGCAACGAACTGTAATGCAGGTGGCACGATCAACTTACGTGGTTTAGAAGCGATCAACAGTCCACGCTCATCGGTCCACAAGCTGATTTGAATAACAGCGGCTTCTAAAGAAGTCTCGTTAAGGTCAGCAGGGGTTGATGGGATGTTACTGTTAGTACCGCCAGAAACCAATGGGTGGCTTGCACTGAATAAAGGCTGACCATCACCACCAACAGCAGCGGTAAAGCCAGTATTTAATACGGCAGCAGCACGAACTTGCTTGGTATAAGCCATGGAACGAGCTAACGCCTTGGTATAACGACCAGATAGGCTGTCATATAAGTTGTCCTCAATTGCCTCTTCCGTTAGGGAGAAACCTTGAGCAATCGTTACGTGGGTATAGCGAGCTGTGAAAGCCTCTTGTGCATTGTCATAAGCGATGGCAGAACCTTCGTTTTTGACTGGTGCAGCAGAGAAGCCAGACAGTTTTGTTTCTTCTTCAAAAGAACGCTCAGAGGTCTCAGTTTCATAGATCTCTTTGTGTTCTTCACCATAACGAGCGTACTCCAAACCGAACAATGCGTTCAAGCCTGGGAGGAGCTCTTTGAGTAGTTGGGCACGAGAAATAGCCATTTTCTAAGCTCCTTAAGCTGTGTAATCCAGTGCGGCTGCACGGAGGATTTGTGGGTTGTTGAGCTTCACTACTACTTCAGTGAAGGCGTTTGTGCCAGTAGCAGTTGCTGGAACTACTTCAACTACACGAACTGGAAGAGCTGCTGCGTTGCCTTCTGCATTGGTTGCATAGACAGAAACACCAGAATCACCAGTAATAGTAGAACCAGTACCTTGACGTACAGACATGTTGGTACCAACAATGCTTTGGTTAACTGTAGTAATAGTTGCATTACCACTAAAAGTAACCGCTACTTTAAACGCTGCCATTGGATCGTCAACTACATAAGCAAATGCGCTAGTAGCAGCAGCATTACCTGGGTAGTATTGAGCCTGAACAGTTTGACCTTGAGCGTTAACGTACTGAACACCCATAAACACACCATAAGTGTTGTTTGCGGCTGCTGTAGTAGAGTCAACAGTTACAGTCGATTTTTGAATAGTGCCACCTGCGGCTACACGAACAATATCCCCGTTAAAAATCGCAGTGTTATAAGTGCTTGCGATTGGTATTAAACGGGTTGCACCAGCATAGGGTTTACCATCTACGCTGTTGATTGGTGCTAAGCCAGAGGGAGCATCAACGGTTGGATAAGCCATTTAAATCTCCTAATTAATAAGTTAAGAACCTTTTCCAAAAGAACCCGTCGTAACCTTACCTTCATTAAAGAGAGGCATCCGAGGATCGTTTTGGCGCATAAGAGTGTTCTCCACAGCCTTCATTTGAGCATCTGCTTGATCAGAGTAGTATTTGTTACGCTGTTCAACAAACTCAAGTGGGGTTTTGCAAAGTAACAACCCGCCAATCTCAACATTGTCTTTATAACGACTATTGGGATCAGCTAGCAGTCGTAATGCAGGTTGCTCTTCCATTGGCACTGGTTCCCAACCTTCTCTGAGTTTGGCAGATAGGTTACGTGGGTCAGCGTTATTTAAAGACGCAACACGAATCCAACGATAAGCGTACCCAGCCTGTTTGTCTGGCTCTGGTAACAACTCTGCGGGAGCCCACTGCTTGGGGCGCTCTAGGGTTGCTCGGGTTTCTACTTCGCGGTCAATTCTTTTTTCAGCCATTTAGGGCCTCCAGTTTTTTGATTTCAAGAGCATATTGCTCCGGGGTTAGTCCTAACTTCTTCGCCAATGCAACTTGTGTGTTTGTCAGCCGTATCCGTTTGGAGGATGTGCTGCGCGTTGCAGGAGCGACTACGTTACTTGGTTTCCGGACAGGTTCGGCTGCCGGTTTTTCAACCTCCGGTTCCTCAAATTGCTCTGGGAATCGTTTACGCATTGTTTCGTCAATACGTTTGTAATACTCGTCAGAACCGATAGTAACACCATTTCGCTTAAGTTTTTCATGTAAACCCAGCGCGGTTGCGGTCATTTCTTCATCTTGACCAAACCAAAGGTTGTTTTCTTGCCACTCCGTAGCCTTTCTGTCGGGTTCTGGAGCTTTTTCAGCCTGTTGAGGGATTTGTACCTCATTTTTTTCCTCTTGTAAAGCAGGCATCTTGAAGTTTTTTATTCTATCAAGCTGCAGGGTGGCGTTTGTAATAGACTGCTGGGCATTCATCATGCCTTCGCTATCACCCCCCTCATATGCCTCTTTATAGGATTTTTTAGCCATTTCTAGCTGTAAATCAGCTGCTGTTTTCATTGCAGCAACGTATTCTTTTTCCCCGTTAGAGAGTAAATCCTTAATCCGCTTATTTTCTTCCATCAAACGCTGGGCAGCATCAATAGCCGCTTGGCGCTCTCTATCAGAAGAATCCGCACGGCGACGCTCGTCATGCCAGACCTTTTTCATCTGCACGAGCTTCTCTTTAGCCTCTAAACTGTACTTATCTAGCTCATCAACTTCGAGCTTTTCAACCAGTTCTTTGGGTAAAGGCTTGCGGCCCCGGTCTTCCGGTGGGGTATCGTCTTCAATCTCAATTTCTATTTCGGGACTACTTTTAGCTTCCAGCTCTTCGGCAGGGGGTGCTTCTTCCTTGCCTTTTGCCTCTGCTTCGTCTGGAAACTCGAATTCTACTTTTTCCATTTCAGCCATTTTTGTTAGCTCCTTTAAATAAATTTACGGCTAATTCCGCGAGGATCATCAACAACCGCCTCAACAGAATCATCGTTAATAATGCGAAATTCACGACCATGGATAACAAGGCGTGTACCTGCGTTTGGTCGTACTAAGACAAAATCGCCTTTTTTACACCAGGCACCATTAGGAAAACGGGCTGGGTCTTTGTAGCAATCAGGACCTAAATCCACGACAAACAACACAGTGGTCAATAACTCATCATAACGAAGAGTCTCGTCCGCTTTTGCCAATCCGCTATCAAATTCTTTTTCCACTTCTGGAATGGCACAAAGAATTCTATAACCTTGTGGTTTTGGTAACTGCTTTGCTTTTTCTTCTGCTTCTTTATTCAATACTGCTGTTAGATCTATTGCTTGTGATAAATCTAAATTACTCATCAGAATGCTCCGTTTTTTGTTTCAGGTCTAATACTTCTTGCCGCGCAATGAGCAGACCGTGTATCTCACCACACATCCTTTGGTAGTCGGCAAAGTCTTTGGCTTGTCCGTTTGCTACCCAATCCCGTTTTTGTACGAGTTCTTTATCTAGTTCTTGTACTAGAGCGTCAAATACATCCATTAATCACCTTTCTTGGGTTTCTTTTCCTTTTCAGGTCTTAGTGCTCCAAAAGCTTCTTGGATAAACATCTTCTCCTTTTCATCCCGCATTTGTGCTGCAGTCTTTAAGGCGTCAAACTTGTTTCGATCTGCATCGTTTTTGGCTTGTGTGGCCACACGCTCTTGATCAACGGCGATTTGTTGTGCCTTGAGTATTGCGTCGACTTGATCTTTTGTTGCTTTACGTTGCTGCTCTGCTTGCTTAATCTGAAGCTCTTGCATCTGCATCTGGATGAGTGGGTCCTGCGCTTGTTGTTGCGCCATCTGTGCTTGAGCTTCTTGCTGTGCCTGGCCAAGCAGTTTGGTGCTAGCCTGGGCCATGAGGCGGGACAACTCAACTTCAACGCTCTTAGGTAATACCTGCTGCTCGTCACTTTCTTCATCGATAACAGGGATACTAACTCCAAGGGTTGCCTCAATCTGTTTGCGATACTCCATACCTACGTGCTCGTTAATGTGGGCAGTCATCGCCGCCTGCATCGCCTGAGCAATCTGTGGGTTCATACCTAAAATCTGTTGGATCTTAGGATTTTGCATCGCGGTAGTATGTACTTGAATATGCGCTTGGTGGTCTTGATACATAAAGGCTTTTACTGGCTTGCCACGCAAGACATTCATATTCTCGGTAACCGGATCCGTAGGTTTCTCGTCGTCTTCCATAGGGACCAGCTTTGCCGCGTTTCTAATTCCGAGCACCTCAAGCATCTGACGATGTAAGAGCGGCATATTGTAGATTTGTGGGGACTGTTGCGCCAATTGAAGAACTGCTTGGTACTGAACAATCTTTTGCGCCATCGTTGCTGCATT